CCTGCATACCTTCAAATATGACGTTTGCGCCCTTAACAACATTCAGCGCGCCGCCTGCCGATGTGCAGTTGCCATCACGAATGATGACGTTTGCGGCAGTTCCAAGCTGATTGACGTAGTAGCCTACGCCTGAACCAGTGGTTGTGTTCCGGTTAAGGATAACGCTGTCACCTACGTTATCGAGATAATAGCCGCCGAGCGACCAGTTATCTTCAAAAACAGATGTAAATAGACCGTCAAGATTTGGGATAGGATTGGACAACTCAACAAAACGCCCAGTGGAGACTGCCGAGTTCGAAATGACGCGCTTGAGAGTTAGCTTGCTGACATATTTGTTAGCAGCACTAATATCGATATTAAACACAGAGGTAGCGGAACCGTTATTGGTTACGCCAAAATCAGAAATGCGCCAGTTTTTCGGGTCCGTTGACGCAGGAGGCGATATGGTGAAAATTGGGGTCGCGCCAAATCCGCCAGTGGTCTGGATAAGCGTTTTCTTGCCATTACCAGTAAACGATTTGGCGACCGTTAGCGGCACGTTTGCTGAAATGGAAAATGTTCCATCAGGAATGCTGACCGTGCTTGCGCTTGAGCCAGCTGCCTGAAATGCAGTCACGCTATCAGCAACGCCAGTGCTGTCAGCGCCCAAGTCAACAACATTGCTCGGCGCGCCTTCAATCATCGAATAGGTTGCTTTGGTAAGGCTCATGTTGTGATCCTATTTAGAAAATGCTTGAACTTCGGCATTGATAAGGCGCTGCGGCCAATATTTGATTTGACGCATATGGCCGTTCAAAAATGTTGATGTAAAGGCTGACCCAATCCACAAGCGATCAACCGTAACAGGCATTGCGCCAAGGCTATCAGTCGATGGAGCAACCCCACTTTGCGACCAAGCAAAATTATCCAGCTTGGTAGCGAAGCACATTTTGATTGGCGTGTTGAGCGTTGTGGCAACGCCATTTGTGCCGGAAACTTGTGACACGCTGTTAGAAACAACAGATGCTGAAAAGTTATTGGTTGCGGAAAAGTTCATCAAAATACGGTTGGGAAAACCGTTGTTATTGATGTTGGCAACAAACTTATCAGCAGCCGCGTTTGAGAATGTAGACGCTTCGGCCATCAGCGTGCCTTCGCTGGCATTATACCAGCTGCTGAAATTGGTCCCCGTCATGGCAACTTGGTCAGCGTTGCGTGTGGTCGATCCAGTCGCCAAATTGGCGATGTAACTGGTGGCAAAGCCGCCGACCTCAAGGTCGGCCCCCCATAGCGTCAGCGCAGTGCTGCCGTTCGATCCAGCGTAGGAATTGGTGCCGTTGGCAGAAGCGGCTGCGACGCCGACGTTACCTCCAGCAGCAGCAGTCGAAGTGGCTGTGACGGTGCAGCGATACCAACCATTCGGCAGCGCCGTAATCGTGCGAGACGTTGGCGTGCCAGTGGCATTGCCAAGTGAACCAGCACCAGACAGATTGAAATAGCCGCCCTGCGCTGCGCCAAAGGCTGCGGTTGGTAGGAAGATCTGGACCCAAGTGCGCAGGCTTGGCTTTACAAACACCGAAAACGTGTAAGCCGTGGCATTGGCAAAGGTGAAAAACTGCTGCGCGATGTGCAGGCCAGTCGATCCATCCTCGACGACATTATCTGCGGTCGTGTTGCCGTCTGGAGCCACCACAGCATTTGACCCGATTGTGACACCAGTCTTGGCCCAGTTTCCGTTGCTGAAATCTTCTGAATACAGGATGGCGTTGGAACGGCTTTCTTCGATCAGCAGGCCACGGCAGGCCAGCGTTGAAGGATCATAATCAAAGCGCGGCAGGTTGGCGTTGACCGTTGCCACCAAGCCGCTGCTATTGATTACGGTGGCAGTGTTGAGCGCACGAGTCACAGTCACGCGTGGATCAAGAGATGCAGTCGTAAAGTCCAGCGCAAGCCTTGGAAGCACTCGCTCGGTGGCAGTCATGCCATATGCCGGAGTAATCATTAGAGCGCTCCTAGGATGAACATCACCAGCTCATCATAACGGATGCCGTAGATGTCTCCATCATCCAGATCATCATGGCACAGCAGTCCATAACGTCGAGCATCCAGACCCTCTGCGGTAAAAGCCGCTTCAACTTCCTGCGCCAGAACGCCAGTATGAATGCGCGCAGCATCACCCTTCTTTTCGATTGCATCCTTGAAGCGGAACTTGCGGATCAGACCCTTGAGCGCCAATGCAACGCGCTTCTCAGCAGCATCCAGTTCAGCAACGTCCTGCTTGTTGCGTGCGTCAGAGGTGTTGATGGTGCCAGTGGCCGCATAAACGACCGACCAGCGCGCCGAGGCCGTGCCATTGGCCTGTGTGTTGTCAGAGCCAGGGGAGATGTGAGTTGGCGTGACAAAAAAGCGGTTGGTAGAGTTAATCCTGAAAGCGTAAAAGCCAGTGGCATTACGCGTGTCCATGATGATGTCGCTGCCAGCATCGGTGGCGGCTTGGATTATAAGATCGTTTGACGCATTCAGGCCAAGAACCGGAAAATCGCCGCCGCTGGTGGTGCGCGCAGTGAAGTAGCGGTTGTTGTCAATCCGCAGACTAGCATCGGTGACAGGCAGCACGTTATCGGTGCGAGAGGTGTAGAGGCTCGGGAAGCGTGGACCACTGTTGTTGAGAACGATAAAAACGTTGCTGGGATCAAGCGACTGGTTGTCAAAATAGGCCCAATCAGTCCGGAGCGTAATTACGTTGCGACGAGAAAATTGTTGCAATTCAGTAGATATGGGTGCGGTTCCGACCACGCCATCCCAATCCCACGGGATCAGGTCGAAGATGTTGTCCTGTCCGCAGATGTCGAACATAACATCTGTGGTGCCAATCTTGGGCTGGCACTTAGCGAGAATATTGTTGCCGTCGAGGCCGTAGTTGTTGGCTTGGCTCGACGCCATAGCCAACCCGATCAGCGTTTCAGATGCGCTGATTTCGATGGTGTTGGAGGTGATGAACTTGCTCAAGTCGGTGGAGGTCTGCTCCATCCGCACGCCATACTGGAAGCGGTTAATATCGGCTTGCAACTTGACGTTCATGATGCGGGCGATGGTATCGACCGCCTTGAAATAGACCGCCGTGCCGGTAAACCCGCTGGCGTTGACCACAACGTCAACGTCCGTCTGAATGTGCAGACGGAACGGTGAGCCGGAAGTCTCACCCTTGCCATCAATCACTACCGCGTTGCCCGAATAGGTCGGAAACGCGCTGACATCGACCTTGCCGCGCACGGTGCAGCCGCCGTAGATCGTGAGAACGCTATTGCTGCTGGTGGTCGGCTTCAGCACATTGAACAAAAAGGTGACGCCAACCGGGACAACGATAGGCGTGCTGACAAGGCTGGTGCCGTCAGCCGTAACGGTGCCGCCGCCGTTGTTCTTAACGTAATCGATTGCCGCTTGAATTTCGGTTGCATCGTCAGCAATGCCATCACAGGCAGCACCAAAGTCCTTGACCGAGATATACTGCTCCAGCTTGGTCTGAACGCTCTGGAGAGTGGCCCCAGGAAAGCTGGCGGTGTAACTGATATCATTGGCATTACCGGAGTTGATAACCCCAGTCTCACTGGTGATGATTTCGATACTGGAGCCAAGCGGAGGTGCGACCGAGAATGTGATTACATTGCCAGCTAGGCTGTAGCTATCCTTTTCCTGATAGACACCATTGATAAAGGCATTGGTTGCCAGCTTGGTGCTAGGTGATGCGGACAGGGTAAAATTGGTTTCAACTCCATCGCCAGTAAAATCGTTCTTAACGACCGATGCAGAAACCGACTTCGGATCGAAGCCATAGCCAAGCGGAGAATACAGAACAAACTCGTGGCGCTTGTTGCGGATCGTGATCGAGAACTCGCCAGCAGTATAAAGAAGCGCAGGCGTGCCATTGCGCCACGCATAGCCGCTATTGGTGCGGATCGGCTGAGTGGCAGGAATCGTGAGCGTGCTGTCCCAAAAAACCTGAATCGGATTGGTCTCAGGATCTTGGTTGATTTCGCCAATGTAGAGATAGCCGTCATCGAGCGGAGAGCCGTCGAGGTCCGTAAAGATCGGATATGGTCCGGTGACCTGAGTAAGGGCCATCAATCAAACTCCTTGATCGGCGTTATGCCAGAAATTGCTTGGTAAAGAAAGGTCATTGCTGTGGCCTTGTGACGATCGCACCTGCTGGCGGTTCAGCCGCAGGCGGTCCAGCTTCTGGACCCATGCTCTGAACGGTGCCAGCGGTGATGATCGATCGCAGCCAATTGCGACCCTGCCCCAACTCAAGGCCAATCGTCTTGGCGAAGTCGCGGAACCGCTGAGAAGATGCAGCGCGATTGATAGCGCGCCCAGTAACTTCTGGCTGAGTTGCTGCCTCAGTCAATAGTGCCTGGAACTCAGGGCTGGCGAACATCTTCCCAGCTGCACGCACTGCATCAGGATTGCCCTTGCTCATTGCCTGCATGATGTCAGGCATCACAGCGCCAGTAACCGGACCGCCAAGACCAGCCACAGCCCCAACAGCACGCTTGGCCGCTGTGCTGTCCATGATCTTAGCAATGATGCTTTCTGCGTTGAGCGATTCCACCAGAGCCTGATTGGCTTTGCCAGTCGTCAAGACATTGGCGCGTGCCTCGGTGATACGTTTTGACACCTGAAAAAGATCGCGCAGCGTATCAGCTGCTTTAGGACCAAGCGTCTCAACGATCTGCTTATAGACCTGCGGATTGGCGCGCAGCTTCGGATAGAGATCCGCAAACTCAGAAAAGCCAAAGCCTCCTTTTTCAGCACCGCGTGCCGATCGTGAAGCTGCCGTCAATGCGGTGGCAACGACTTCTTTGCGCAGATCGGCAGGAACAGCCTTCATCAACCGCGCAAACTCGCCAGGATCACCCTTTGCAGCACCAGTGATGGCAGCGCGCATCTTGTTGGCAATTCCGCCTTCCAGATCACGCCCAAAGGCATTGACGATGCGCTCACCGAGCGCACGCTCCTTGGCATAGATCAAGTTCGCACCACGCAGCTGCGATCGCAGTTCTTCGCCGCCAATCCGACCAACATTGTCCAACTGGTCGGTGGCAAGCGCGGCATAAAGGCGCTTGAGCGTGGCTTCATCGAGGGAGCCATAAGGCGACTCTTCACGCTTGAGAGCCTTGCCGATCAGGTTCTTTTCGCGGATCAGACGACCATAGGTAATGTCGCCGCCACCAGCCTCGCCGCTCTGGATAAGACCCATCAGGCGCTTTTCCTGCGCAGTCATGCCGCTTTCACCAACCTCACCAGCAATGGCGGTCAGTTCGCGGAAGAGATTATCCATCTGCACTGGCGTTTGCTTCGGCACAGACTCATCGACGCGCTTATAGATTGCCGAGGCTTCTGCGTTCAGATCCGCACGGGTTTTCGTCAAGCTATCCTTGACGCGCTGCGATACAGTCCCAGGCGACACTGCACCTTCAATAAACTGCGCATCAAAACTGCGCATGACGTTATCAGCCTGATCAACAGCATTGGAAACAGCATTCCGCCATGCGGCTTCTGCCTCTCCACCAGCAAGCGATCGCGTCAAACCAATGGCTGAACGCACCTGCGGATTGTCCGCAAACACATCGACAGGCACTTCAATCCCAAGACGTTCAGCAGCAGCCTTCGCCTCTGGATTGATCTGAGCCATTTCAGCCAGCTTGATCTGAGCGCCCTTGGCTTTCATGCCAGTGCCAGATGCCTCACGAATGATCGTGCCAAGTTCTGCGGCCATTTCAGGCGTAGGAGCAGGCGCAGCAGCCGCAGGGGCAGCAGGAGCCGGAGAAGGCGCTCCAGCAGCTACAGGAGGCATTTCTGGGGCCATTGCAGCCATAGGAGGCGCTTCTGGGGCCATCCCAGCCACAGGCGGAATCTCAGGCATTACTGCACCAGCAGGAACCTCTGGTCCTCGACGGATTCCACGAACGGCAGATACAGCAGCGGGAATTATTGGCTCAATAATCTTGCCGCCAGCGCCGCCGAGACCTGCAATACCTACTTCGCTGGTATTAAATTCTCCACCAGTAGCAGCTTGCGTTGCCTCAATCCCTGCTTGCGTAAGCGCAGAACCACCAGCAGCGCCAGCAATAGTTGTAGCGCGGCCAGCAGGCGTAAACGCAAGGATGCCACCCAATGCACGCGGAACATCGCTCCAGCGGAATCCAGGCTTAATCCCATACTCGCGCCCATCCTGTGAACGCAGAATGTAATTGCCCTTGGAATCCTGACGCACTTGCACGCCAGGATAATTGGTTTTGATGATTTGGACCGATTCTTCTGGGCTTGAGAACATCGTTCCGAGGCCAGTCCTTGCACCAGCAATCGAAAGCTCATTCAATTCAGGCATTGTGGTCCAGTCCGGCAATGCCTCGATTTCCGGTGTGCTGCGCTCTGAACCCGTTACAGATTCCACAAGTCCTTCAAAGAAACCCTGCTCTTCTGCAGGCTGACCAGTCGGAGACGCATAAAACGACATGGAGCCGTTTTTTGCACGCGCATCGCGCATCCGTTGAATATCTTCGGGAGCAAAATCTCCACGGCCAAATTGCTGGTTTAGTTGAATAATTTCATCAACTGATCGCCCAGCATTCCATGCGTCTTGCAGTGCGCGCTGAACAGCAAGATCCGCTTCTGTCTGGAACGGCTTGCCAGGTTCAGGTGCAGCGCCAGGTGCAGGAACTCCAGGGGCAGCAGGCTTCTCACCAAACTCTAGAGTTGGTGCCAGCGTGATACCCTGCTCGTCTGGATTTGCGCCAAGATTACCCATCAAACCGCGATAGGTTTTAGCGAGATCCTCATAGCCAATCTTGCGCGTGTTATAGATGCTGATGGCAGTATTCGCCATGTCGGCGCGCTGCTCAGGCGAAAGGCGCTCACCAGCAATAAGCTGGTTGTAATAGTTGCGGATACGCTCAGGAACGCCAGCAGCGTTCTGCGCATTTGCCTGCTCACCTTCTCGAACTACAGAACCGGGATCTAGCGTTTTCATGTAGGAGAAGATCAGGCCAAGATCTCCCATCGGAGAACCTTCGCCTTTGGCAAGGCCAATGATCTGTCGCGTCGAGTTGGTTACGCCGCGAAACTCTTTGACTTCTGGGATGCCCAAAAACTCAGTGCGGATCTTGCTAATCTGGTCAAACGTGGTGCTTTCAATGGCGCGCTTTTCAGTGCGCTGTGCGCGTTCTTCTCCAGCTGCTTCACGCGCCTCTTTAGCACGACGAGCAGCAGCCTCTTCGGGCGATTCACCACCAATGATCGGTTTGATAGTCGTGACAGGCACATTGGCAGGAGCAGGCTTATAATTGCCATACTTCTGCAGGAAGGCTTCATCGTTAGCTTGAGTTGCCATATTACTTTCCAATCACCACGTGCCAGTGCGGACCAGTAGCATTTTTTGATGGGTTTTTCACTTCATCACGTGCTTCGATAATACGATAGCCAGCTTTGCGAATGCTAGTGAGATATTCGTTAAATGTCATCCCAGGGATAGGCAGAATATCAACCGCACCAGCCGTGCGCGCATGATATGATCTGGGATTTTTCTTCGACAGCGGATGCTCTGGACCGCGATAGCCAGAGGTGATTGTGGCGCTAGGGAAAAGCTGTCCAATCACTTCGCGGCCATTAGCGAAAGCCACCAGACGGGGCGGAACCCGTCTGACCTCCCGCTCCAAGAACCTTTGCCGCCGAGCCAGGACCAAACACCTCGTCAAAGGTCTTAGGCGTGACGCGCCCAGCCTTTAGATCAGCCTCAGCATCTGCTGGAATGATTGGCTTCACATCAACAGTTGGAGATCCAGACCTTTCAGCAGCAGCAACAGCGCGATCGATGTCGGACCTGAGAACGATGCCAACACCAGGCACGGTCACATAAGGCTCGGTTTCCTTGAAAGCCTTTTCATAGATCCGTGCGCCCTCTTCATCCTGAGCAAGAGTGGTGACGATGAGCGATTCCTGCAGCTTCGGATTGTCCGAATATTGCTCATAAACACGCTTCATGTCTTGGAGCTTTTGAACAAGCTGAGGATTGTCGGCAGCTGCTGTGATGCGTTGATCAATCAGGCTGATGACAGTTTCGGGTTTGTTATTGCGGTGCGCCATGAGAGCTTCACCAGCAAGCGATCGGATGACAGGCCGTTCTGCGGCACTTGCGCCCTTTTGGACAGCGGTGATTTCCTGCTGATACTCAGGATATTTCGCCATCAACTGCTTATAGCCTTCTGGCGTTGGATTCTGCACCCAATTGGATACTTCGGTGCCGAAAGCTGCAAGGCGTGCTTGCTTATCACGCTCGGACTCAGCGCGTGCGCGCTGCGCTTCAACCTGTTGCTGCTGCTGGCCGATCTGCATACCAGCCAAGAAAGCTTCGCCAGGAGCAGGAACTTTCAGTGTATAATCATATGGCTGCACCATGTATCACCTCAAAACATCTTGCCGAAGCCGGGTTTACCAGCGCCATAAGCCATGCCTGCAAATTGCATCGGAAGCGATGCCAGATTGCCCCAAGCCTGACCAACCCCCAAGGCTGCTCCAGCCCTTGCTGCGCCAGCCTGACCAAGCAGATCGGCAATAGCGCCAGCTGACTGCATCCCAGCAGATCCAACGCCAGCTGCTGACTGCTGACCGAGTGTGGTGAGACCTCCAAGACGTTCATACTGCTGCGTTAGGAACTGATTCAGCAATCCAGGGCGAAACTGGGCCAGTGCGCCTTGAAGGTTGCCACCGCGCAATCCACCAGTCGCAGATGCCTGCTGCAACATGGCTTCTTCGCCTTGGCGCGCCAAAGCCTGAAAGATCGGGCTTTGCTCTTGCTGGGCAACAAAAGCTGCTTGCTCTTCTGGACCACGCAATCCCAGTGCTGCCATCTGCGCTTGCAACGCAGGACCGCCAGCTGCCACATACGGCTCAAGCAGGCGGCGCATTTCCTCACGCGCTGCACGTTGCTCGGCTACACCAGCCTCAGCAGCTTGGGTTTGCGCCCTTCCTGCACTCCTAGCGGCGCTGGAGCCAATGACAGCCGAGCCAACCGAACTGACTGCGGCAATGCCAGCAGTTACTGGATCAGGCATTAGACATTTCCTTCATGTATTCCTCAAGGCTCTCGCCATAAAGCTTCAAGACCGCATGGCCGATATCCATTGCCGCTTGCACGCCATGCTCGATTTGCACTGCGGCCAGGACCAGATCATAATATCCAGCGCGCCAGACAAAGCTGGTGGCGCAAGCACCGCCATCGCGCTCAACGGTGTCGGAGGCTTTCCACTTGAACACCGCAACGCCCATCAGCGGGATCAGAACGTGTGCATTGCGCTGATAGAAGCCATTGGCAGGAAGGCCGACCAGAGCGTTCCAGATAGCTGCATCGAGATCATCACGATCGATCGTGCCGCCATCTGCAATATCGTCAAACAGCTGGATGACTTCCCAAAGCGCAATAAGCCAGTCGGAGGCTTCATCCGAAAGGCCAAGTGCCTCGGTGAAATTCCGCCTGAGCCAGTATTTGGGTGAGCCGTCTTGCGTCATTCAAACCCCTTTAAGGTGAGCCACCGGCTGCTCAATGACGCTCGGTGGCTGCACCCTATCATAATCAATCTTCAAATTCAAACTCGCGCTCTTCCCATGCCTGGCAGGAGCGCAGATCATGGCAGATGAACTCGAACTTGTGGCAATAGCCACGGAAGCCAGCTTCAACGTCCCAAGCGTTCCAAGGGATCTTGTCCATCTTGGCTTGGGTCAGCGTGCTGTTGTCGTAATATTCGCAGTTGGAGCAGCGACGACGACGAGCCTCAGCTTCATCGCATTGCATAGCCTTGCCAAGCGCACGCCAATATTCAGGATTAGCACCACGCTCATTGCTGGGCTTTTCAGGACCAAGCATCCAGTCATCGATGACGACCTGGGTGTTTTTCTTGTTCTCGGCGGCGGTGATGAACGGTTCGCTTTCGCTGATACCGTTAAAACCTTCGATCATGATCATGGGCTTTTTCATTATGCAATCTCCCGACCGGATGCGCGGATATTGATGGCTGACGCGGTGCCAGCAATCGTTGAGATAAAGCCACCAGATGCGAGAACCTGCCCGACCAACTCGGGGAAGGTATAGGTCTCGCTTGGCTGCAACGTCTTGGTCTTGACGATCAGGTTGTCATTACCAGCAGATCCGCCACTCGTGACCAAGTTGACGCTGATAGATGCAGCGGTTGCGCTATAATTGGTCGCGGTGAACTTATCGATGATCGTCGTGACATTGGTCGCGGTATATTGCGTGGTCTGCGTGTTCTCGGCAGTCTTGGCCGCGATCAGCACCCTAGTTGAAACAGCCATGTTAAACCTCCAAGGAACTTACGTTATCGGTGACAGTCAAAATGACTGACGGGATGGCAGGATGAATACCCGTTGCTGGGTCTGCGTGCAATGAGACGTTGATGCTGTCTACTTCCCACATAAGTTCAAAGTAGTCGCCTGCGTTCATTTGCAGCAGGTAGTTCCACGCCGCGATCACTTCGGTGTTGTTTCCTTCGATGCGCTCGACACCGGAACTTTCCGGCACATTGGTGCCGTTCTTGCGCAGCCAAATCCATGCGCGGTTTGCGCCGCCGCCAGTATTTATAAACTGGGCAGAAAACTGAATGTTATAAACATTCGGACTATCTACATAAATGCGAGATGTGGGAGATCCACGTGTAACGCCAAATGACAAATCAGTCGCGTTGAACGTAATAGGATAAGCCACATTGATAGCTGCTGCCGTCTGGTCGGTCGTATCATAGAACGAGCCATAGCGAGGCGTGCGATATTCCTTGGGCGGTGGCGTTTGCTGCAATGCAGTAATCTGATCTTGGAGATTATCGATCTGCTCTTGCGATGCTCCGCTTGGTGCCTGCTGCAGCAACTCCAGAGCCGACATCATTCCTGCGATATAGGACAAAGCCTCGTTAGCAGATGATTGAGCATTGCCAGCCAAGATAGAGGCTTGCGTCACAGCATCAGGTGCAACCTCGGCATCGACGATCGCAAACAGGTTCTCAAATTGCCTGATCTGTTCATGATCGCTAAGAAATGCAGCCAACTGATCGCGAGTCAGCCCCAGCTTTCTGGAAATGGGAGCTTGAGCCATTAGAACGCCAACGGCTCAATAGCCGCCTCTAGCCTGATAAACGACAGATGTGCGTCTGAGGTGCCTTGGAAGCGTTGAATGCGCCAGTTGCGCATCCAGCCTTGCTGGAACCAGACTAGGCGCTTGGCATACTGCCCTTGCTTGCCAGCGTTGATAAACTTCTGCTGGCTCCAGTTCAGACCATCAGTCGAATAGCTGGTGTTGATCGTCGGATCTTCACCATAGGCAACCGAGCCAGTCAGTGCGACAAGCTCAAGGTTTTGGAAGATTGCACCGCGTCCCTCGTTATAGACGATCGTCGTGCCAAATTCCCAGCGCACCTTTTGGCCCCAATGCGTTGAGATATTGTTATCCAGATATCCGACTGCGCTGCTATTGGTGTCTCCGCAGAGCCACTTGTCATAGGCCCAGACAAAGTTCTGCGCACGATATTTGGCAAATCCAACGAGACTGCTGGTCAGCGTGAACCATACAGGCTGGCCCATCTCCTGCGTAGCTGCTGCGTCAAAGACCAGCGTGCGATCTGGCAGATGCACATAAAGATGCTGGTGCGCTCGATCGTTGCGTGCCTCAAGCTTCACCAAAGCAAGCTGTGCTTCGGTATAGTCAAGCAGGATCTCGTCAATCTCTTGCGTGCTGATCTTGGTCGCAGTGGCATTTGCGCCCATGTAGATGCCAGGCGATTCATTGCGGCCACTGCCCAAGAAAGCAACGGTCTCGACAAAGACGCAAGCGTTCTGCGTGCCAACCGCGCCCTTCTGGATCTGAGCGCCATCGATGCGCTGGAAGGGAAAAAGATCGCCGCCCACGTTGTCGAACACTTCGATCGTGTTGCGGTTGATCGCATAGATCTCGTTGCGCAGTTTGACCAAGCCAACCACTGGGTCTGGATCGACTTCCGATGATCCGTATTTCAACGGGTTAACTGCCAACGGGTTATTAAGTTCTGTGACAACAAGAAATTCGCCATCCGTGGTCATGAAATAACCATCAACCCAAACCACATCGAGGACCACGCCAAGATCTGGATCGGTGTTCTGCGTCAGCGTTGAGGTTGCTGGATTCCAAAAGAATAGATTCTGGTTGGATGCGATTGCCAGCAGATCAAAGCTGTAATCCATCGAAACTTGCAGGCCATCATTACCCACATCGCCAAGAACCGTAACTGTGCCGTTGCTGGCGACAGTCACCAATTTAGAACCCATCACGCGATAGCAGATGCCATTCCAATTGATGCCGCCGCGATCGGTGCCAGGACCAGTGCCATTGGCAACCAAGCCATCAGCAGGACGCAGGAAGCCTTCGCTGATGCCATTGCCCTTCGGCACCGGAACCATGTTGACCGGATATGAAGTCCGAAGGTCTGGGCCAGTGTCGGTATAGATGCCATTCAGGATCGGGATCTGGGTCATCTCACCACTTCACCTTGTCTGCCCAATAGGCTGCGCTCATCTTGCCCTTGGCGATATTGCGTGCGTGCCTGGCCTTGAAGCTTGCGCGCTTCTTCTTCATCGCTTCGGACTCACCAGCCTTTGGCTTGCCAGCGGTCTTTGCGCCCTGCTCACCGAAGCGGATCGTCTTGATCTTATCGCCTTCCTTGGCAACGACGATATGCGACTTCTTCGGATGCCCAGGCGTGCGCTTTGGCTTGTTATAGCCAGTCACGCCAGCGTTAGCGAGACGCGCATCTTTCTTCATTAGCCGACATACCAAGCAGTGCCATTGCTCCAGACAGGAACCTGATTAGAGCCGCCACCAGCTGCTGCAGTGCCAAAGGTGGAGACGGTGCAGTCAGTGATGAACGCACGCGCACCAGCATTGCCGACAGGATTGGGAAGCTGACCAAAGGTGGTCGGAGTTGTCTGAACGCTATTGCAGACCACGCCATCGAAGTTTTCTTCGATGAACTGGATGAAGGTCGTGATCGAAGCGCGGCGCGAGTCACCTTGGTTGGGAACCCAGAGAACCAGATTGTCACCGCCTGAAAGCTGCGTGATCAGCGGCAGATAGTTGATAGTCGGCATTGCTTAACTCCATTCAATAGGACCATCAGGCCCAGCATCAACAGGATCAACGGGAGGCTGGGCATAGGGATTGTCCCAGCGCCAAGGCTTATTGCCCTGGCCGATCGGCATCGTGTCAGGCAGCTGCTTCTCAAGCGGGAAGGTGGCACGCTGCATCAGAACGTTGAGAGCGTTCTTTGCGATCACCTTGGTGTCTGGAGAGACAGTCTTGCCGTATCCTGGAGCGATTCTGATGGCGAGATTGGTGATCACCGCTTCCCATGCGCTGTCAGGCGTAAAGGTCTCGGTGTCCAAATCCGCATCCTGCGGGCTGCTGGCGATGGGATAGCCCAGGCGAATGCCAGAGGCGTTCCATTCCATCATCATGGCATCCAAGCGCCGCAGAGCCGATTCCAGCTGCTCAGGCTGGAGGTCGAACACATAATCAGCCAGCCCGATTTCCTCGAAGGCTGCAGTCACAAACTGGCGCTTGGTGTATCCCACGATTAGCCCTCCAGAGCCTCAGCGATGCGTTCTGCCAGCTTCTTATCAGAAGTTCGCCCATTAAACGAGACACCAAGTTCTTTTGCCTTGGTCTCCAGTTCATCGCGGGTCGGAGCAGACACCTCATCAACAGCATCCTCGAATGCCTCAGCGGCTTCGATGATCTTGCCAGCGGTCTTGCCAGCCGCAGCTTCCTCATAAGACGGGAACCAGCCCTGCTTGAGCAGTGCGTCAAACTCTGCCTTATCGGCTGCGCCAGTGGTCTTGTAAGTGCCGCCACGCGGCTTCTTATGCGGACCAGGCGTGCGATACATGATGGTCGGGAAGTCGGTCATTTCTTTTTCGCCTTTGGCTTCTTTGCGGTCTTGGCAGCGGAAGCGAATGCAGCTGCAGTTGGAGCGCCTTTGCTGCCAACCTTACGCATCCGCTCCACCTTTTTGCCAGCGGCCTTCTGCGCCTCGATGCGCTTACGCTTCGCGTGGATGTTGGCGTAGAGACCAGGCTTCATCACTTCATCTTCTTTTTGGCAGCGCGCTTCGGAGCCTTCGAAGGCTTGCCAGCCTTCATCGCAGCTTCACGAGCGACATTGAGAGCAATAGCGATCGCCTGCTTTTTGGGGCGACCAGCCTTCTCTTCCATCTTGATGTTCTTGCCGATGCTGGAACGGCTATAACCTTTTTTCAGCGGCATCTTGATCACTCCTTCAATGGAAGTTGGGGGAGACCGAAGCCTCCCCCTCCCCCTGTTAGACTTAGGTCTGGTTGAACAGCAGGATGCCAGCCATTTCAGGGTTGGTCATCACAACGCCGTAGAGCGTATCCAGCGTGTAGAGCGTCTGGAAGGTAAGCGGGTCAAAACGCTTGGTCATGACCAACTCGATGCCCTGATCGGTCGAAGCGCGCAGAACGTCCACGCCAGCGCCATCCGGCACAGCGTAACGGCCCGGAAGCAGTTCGATCGAGTCCTTGCGCCAGAACGGGTTAATGTTCGAAGCAGCAATGTTCAGGAAGTTGATCGGAGCAGTGGCCGAGGTCGAAACGACTTCGACGTTCTGATACTGCAGTTCCGCATCGGTGGGCGACGAGTTCGCACCGATGATCGGCGGCGAGATCACCATCGAAGTGCCGTTGACGACTTCAATGACGCGGAACGTCTTGAGTTCACCAGTCGAACGCTTGGTGATGTGGTGGACCGCTTCGATGCCATCGATCGTGAACGAGTCACCAGCAACAACGCCAGTCGTCGAAGAGACGGTGACGGTCTGATAGCGGTTGTCCACGTTGAGAACACCACCAGTGCTGGTGGTGGTTGCCTGCGGAACGTAGCGAACCTGAGCGCCGTTGGTGGCGATCGTCGGAGTCGCAGCGTTAGCAGCGCAACGGTTGGCATAGTCGAGCTTGTAGGTCGAGAAGCTTGCGACTTCACCGACAAACGAACGCTCGTAAGCATTAGCCGACTTGTTGCCGGTGAACGAACGGGTCGCCACCGCCAGGTTGCCAGCCATGCCGTTGTAATCGCGGCTCGACAGAGCGAGGTAACGATCACCGGCCATCACGCCCTGCTCGTTCATGATGCTGTCGCACAGAGCAACGTCATCATAGGTGCCAGCAGCGGTTGCGATCGGAACCACGAGGGTGCCCTGAGCAGCGGCCAGGTCCATAACCGAGAGGTTGATGTCCGAAGCCAGTTTCTGCTTGGCCGAGTCACCGAGGCGACCTTCCTGCAGAGCATCGCGCAGTTCCAGAGCGTTCATCTGCCAGGCAGAGCACTTGTTGAAACCGAGCGTCGAGGGAACCGACAGCTGAGTCATGTTCGAGACATCGCCAGCAATCGAGGTGCCAACGGTGCGGTCGAACGACTGAGCGATGTAGGGCTGCGGACGCCAGATGGTGTCACGAGCGCGTTCCATCGTCACGCCGCTGGTGTTGTAGATGGTGACGTTCTTGCTGAGGATCAGCGCGTCATTGAAGCCTTCGAGGATGTCCTCAAAAGCAACAATTTCTTCCTTGGAAAAGCTGTTAGCCATTTGAAATTACTCCAAAATTAGGTTTTCTTGCTGCGCTTATAGGCCATGACCTTCGACATATCTCCGGTCTTGAGAGCCTCTTCACGCAAGCGATCGAGGGTTGAGTCCACAGATCCTGAGATGCGTCCACCGCCAGTGGAGATGGTGCGCTCAGGCGCTGCTGCTGCCTTACGATTGGTGACTTTCAACTGCGTCTCCAGTTTTGCAACCGCGAAGGCAAACTTCACGGGGTCAGTGATTGAGGCAAGTTCCTTGGCCTTGGTCGAGTTTTTGCCGAGTGCGTAAATGATCAAAGCAGGATTGTCGGAGCCTTGAAGAACGATTCCCTGCTGCGTGACATTGAAGGTTTCCAAGGCAACTGCCTCAGCATCCTCATAATCGCGCACCTTTAGCGAGGCTCTCGCCTTCGCATAGGAATCCAGCTTGTCCTGCCATGCTTTAGCCTCAGCATCTCGCTGGGCTTGGGCTTCGGCTTCGGCTGCATCGGCATGACGCTTTTGCTCATACCAGTCAGCAAGCTTCTTCTCATACTCCTCGGAATCGTAATCGCACGCCTCAAGCGTTGGCTTCGGCCCCAGTGCAACCGGCTTGGTCTCAGTTGCGGTGGCATTCAGCTTTGCTTCGAGTTCGCGGATCTTACGTTCTTTTTCCCGATTCGCTTTACGCAACTCACGCACCCACTCAGGCGCACGAGCTTCTTCCTCTTGAGGTGGCGATTCCTCACCTATCGAAACGACAACATCATCTTCACTTTCGCCTTCATCATCTGAGATGGCATTGTTCTCATCGTCAGATGCGTCATTGGCTTCGGTGTTGATCTCGATAGCTTCGAGAGTGTCGTCGTTCTCCAGTTCTGCCGTTTTCATACATTACCCCGTCAAACTCACCCAAATTGCGTGGTGGGTGGAACCACATTGGTTTGCGGCTGCAATGCAGCCCCAATCTTTTCAGCCGTCTCGATCGCGGCCTTGCGCTGATCGATATCGATGTTGGAGAGCGTCTCCATCGTCTTGGCTTTAGTCTCTTCGGCACGCGCCAGGCTGTATTCAGTGTTAGCCTGCGCCTGAACGGCCTTGGCCTGCGCTTCCTGCGCTGCAGCCATCAGATACATTGATTGCGGATCAGGCTGCTGACCAGCCATCATGGCTTCCATCATCGCCATCTGTTCTTCTTCGGTCGGCTTGATAACACCAAGCTGCACCAGCTTCTTGCGGAAGAATTCCTTGATGTCGCCAATGCCTTCGCCATCCATGTTCATGATAGCCATCGACTGCAGGATCATCTGCGTCTCAGGATCGCTGGTGACCTGCATCATGCCAGTCAGAGCGCGCACAGTTGCCTCGCGGCGGCTGGTGAAGGACGGACCAACGTCAACCGCCACATCAAACAGGGCCTGGCTCAGATCGTTCTCATAGACCACATCGCCAGTCTCAAGATCGATGGTCGGCTTCATGATCTCGATCGAGGACACCTGATCCATCTGGTCGATCGCCTTCATCTTGCGACCTTCCTCGACGTAGATATCCTTCGCCATCGACAGCCAGATCTCACCGCATCGACGCATGGCCTTCGCCATGTTGGTCATGTAGATGAACGACTGCATATCCAAGCGCGTCTGGATCAGTTCAACAGCCTTGCCGCTGATGTTGCTGACCATCTTGTCAGCCTGCTGATTGTTGCCGAGGATCTCGGCCATGTCCTGCTCGGTCAGCTGCAGGAGCGCAGCCATCGCAGGCGGAATGTCAGAGGACTTGGTATAGGCAACCGGACCAGCGGCTTGCTGTTCGCCATTGGGACCAGTGATCGGGTTGACCAGCAGATAGGGATAGTTGCGGATGTTATCTTCCGCCCACATGACCTGATGGCCGTTGACCTGCTCTGGTGTCAAGATCGGCTTCTCGACAGACGAGAGCGCGCTGATCTCACCAAGCTTAGACAGCTGCATATTCTTGAGGCGCTGCGGATCTTTCGCCAGACGCACATGGCCCATGCAACGCTCGACGTTATCAACGAACCAACGCTTGCCATAGTAAGGCACGATCGGAATGTTCTTGCCAGCGATATAGCCGCAATCCTCAAGGATGCCGCCACCGCTCATGATATACTTGTGAACCTTGCGGCGCTTCACGCGCTTTTGGCGCACCTCGATCGTGCCGACAGCAGCCAGCGTTTCTTCGAGCGTTTCGTCCGCGTCAAAGTCAGCCTGGGTGTAGCGTTCTTCCTCGCCATCGATCGTCTGGAATATGCGGATGGTCTCGCGCACTTCTTCGACGCGGTAATACTCCGCCACGAACACAACGTCAGGCGTATCCCAGTCGAATTCGTATTGGTGGATCTCTTTCGGCCAGGTGGTCGGATCATCGTTCCACTCAGCCTTGTAAGCTTCGCGGGTTACCGAATAGAGGACGAAGCAGTATTTCGCGTCTGACTTGTCTTGCTTCTTGGCATCTAGGTCAAAGAACACCGACGAGTCTGCGTCATAGATCGGCTCGAACCGAATGCGCTGGCGCTCGTTGTCATCGTCCTCTTCATCTTCATAGACGGTGCGCAAACGCCATGCACCAAAACCACCGCCAACACCTTCCTCGAAGGCATTGTCGAAAGCTTCATCAGCCACGCTGTCCTGCTCATCAGCGCGGTAAAGACCATTGCAGGTCTCGGCCAGCTTGTCGTTCTTGGTCCCATCCTTGGAAACAAAGTCAACGCTGATGCGGTTGTTGCGGTATTCGTTGATGATGCGGATCACGCTCATGTGAATCTTGTTCACTTCGAAGCGCGGCTTGTTCTCGAACTGGTCTCCCAGCGGACCTTCCCACTGCGCACCAGACAGCGAATAGAAGCGACGATCTTGGAGGCACTGCAGGCGCTCTTCCTGCATGGTGGTCTGACAGCGGTCAAACTCGTTCAGTGCAGCTTGATGCACATTACCGAGCCGTTGTTCCCTGTTCAGTCGTGCCATTTACCACCTATTCATCGTTGCTAGAGGCTGCACCTCGACCGCCTTTTTAGGGGCCGCACGACGACTTGCCTCGCACGCATAACGCAGTGCGTCAATTAGATGATTATCACGATCAGCAAGAACTGGCAAGACAACGCCAGTCAATGGGTCTGTCTTGTAGCTGTAGCAGGTCAATTCATCGATCGTGTGCTGGCAGCGCGGATGCACCACGATGTCATGTGACTTGAGCCATTCGATCCCTTCCTCGACGGATTTCGGACCTTTGATGGCTGGCATGATTTTCGGGAAGCCATTCTTCTGCATATGGCTGATCGTTTCTGGCCGTGCGCTATCAGCCACGATCGGCCACTTCTCGGAATCTGGAACGGTCAGGAATAGGTCTGGCGTATCAACGATCTCACAGCCGACACGATAGGCTTCATGATCAACGAAAAGAGTGCGGCCAATAATGTGACAGCGAATAAGCACGGTAGGATCAGAAGCAAAACCCCAGTCCGCGCCAAAGCGATGGGTCGCATCTGCAGGAGCTTCGAATTCCTCGATGCGCCAGTTGCGAAATACTCGCGCCTCAGAATTCGAAACGTATCCACCCAGCCAAACGTGCTTGTATTTGTCAGGATCTCGCGATCGGTCATATTCCATCTCCGCTTTGAGAACGTCAGGAAACCAAGGATTGTCTTGATAGTTGACCTCGCGCACGATCGCGTCAGGCGGTGGCCGATCGCCACGCAGCAGCACATCAACGGGATCGCTGGATTGGTTTGGGTTCCAGGTGAACCACAGTTCCGAGTCAGGCTTGCGGATGGTTGGTCGGAGCAGATCGAGGCTGCGCTGGGAAAGGCTTTGCGCCTCTTCCACCCAGGCGCAATCATAGCCTTCGAGCGACTTGATGGAGTCGCTGGTGTGGTTCTGCATCCCTTGGAATATGATCAGCCCATCGCCATGCCGCGATTTGATCTGGCTCTCTTGGATTTCGAAATAGGACTGCACGCCCAGCTGCTCGATCTTGAGTTCGAGGAGGCGTTTGACCGACTGCGCCAATGATTTCTGGATCTCACGCACACAGACCGTGCGGCGCTTTGGGTCCATAACGTGCGCCTCGATGACCGCTTCGGCAAAGGCGTGCGACTTGCCAGAGCCACGCCCACCATGCGCGCCCTTGTAGCGGCTGGGATTGAGGAACGGCTTGAACCAGCGCGGTGTCTTAATCGTCAGCGTCTGTGCCATCAATCACCTCGCGCTTGATGCGATTGACCAAGTTGCCGCTGATGTTCAGCTTCGCAGGCTCGTTGTATCCGTGCATCGCGTTTAGCTCTTTGACTGCTGATACCTTCACTGCTCCGGAGCCTTCACGATAAGCTTGCACAAGTGCTTTGACAGACATTTCACGAGACCACAGTTGCTTCTCAGCTACCTGTGCTTTCAATTCAGCAACCCTTGCCGCAACCTTTCCGTCACTCATAAGCACAGATGCTTTGGAATAGATGGTGCTATCCTTCATGCCTTCAGCGTCATAGGCGGTGCGATAAGCGTCTGCCTGTCCCAGTCCGTCAGCGATGCCTTGGGCGAATGCTTCCTGCTTTGCGGTTAGCTTAACATCAGCCATTGAAGGTCTCTCCCGTCTCTGCGTGAGTAGCTTCCTTGCCAGTGAAGTCCTGCCAACGCTTGATGATTACGTCACAGTATTTCGGTTCAAGCTCCATGACTCGCGCACTGCGATGGTTCTTCTCACAAGAGATAAGGGTCGAGCCAGAGCCACCGAAAGCGTCATAGACGATCTTCTTATTCGGCTGATCCACCATTGCCATGTCGATAAGCTCAACAGGCTTCATCGTTGGATGCACTGTGTTCTTCTGCCGCTTCATCTCCCAGATGTCACCTCGAAGGGTTTTGCTCCCACCGAAGTCTCCGTAATAAAAGATAATCTCGTGTTGCTTGAAATACTTGTCGAGGTGCTGCGCTGGGTTAACCTTGTTCCAGACTATCATCGCTTTAGGTGCGCGAGCTATATCTGTCATCGCCTGCTTAAAGATGCTCGCATACTGCCACGAGCAACACACATACATCGTCTCGCAACCCATTAGAGATTGCCGCAGGAAGTCTAGGAAGTCTGCGTCCGACATCTTGTCGTTCTTGATCTTGTCTCGCTTGTCGCTAACGCCCTGGTAGTCGATATTGTACGGCGGATCAGTAAACACCATATCAGCCTTCGCACCATTCATAAGCTTATCAACAGCATCGATGCTTGTGCTATCACCACACATCAATCTGTGATTGCCTAGCACCCAGACGTCACCTGGGACTGTCTTTGGTATCTCAGGCACTTCAGGAACAGCGTCTTCGTCGGTCAGCCCGTCCGTTGGTTCTGGCTCCAGCAATCCATCAAGGAATTTTTCGTCAAAGCCCAGCAAGTTAATATCGAAGTTCTCTAAGTTGAGGTCTTCGATCTCCGCCTTCAGCATATCCATGTCCCACCCTGCGTTTAGGGCAAGCTGGTTGTCTGCTATCACTAGGGCGCGTTGCTGTGCCTTTGTTAGGTGGTCGAGAATAATTGCTGGCACTTCTTCAAGGCCGAGCTTTCTTGCTGCCAGTAGGCGTCCATGCCCTGCAATGATCGTGTTATCGCCATCGATAAGGATTGGATTGGTCCAGCCAAACTCTTTGATGCTGGCTGCGATCTGCGCCACCTGCGCATCGGAGTGCGTGCGGCTATTGGCTGCGTAGGGAATTAGATCTGCGACTAGGCGCGTTTCAATCTTCGGTGTCATCTCAGTTTCCGTTCTCGGTCTGGTGAGGTTGATTTACATGACCAGCCGCATTTTGTCCACGCTCCAACCGATCGACCACCAGCTGGGTATATCCGACGATATCGATCCATGAGTCGGCATAGGTTGGATTGCCATTCAAGATCCGTCCGATCTTGAGCGCCACCATTTCCAAACTCTCTTTCATATCGGCTGGAAGCTTCTGCCAATTTGGGCTGTGCCGCATCGCCGCTTTGATGTTTTGCGAGATCAACGCCTGGCTTCCAAAATCGCCATAGCTGGAACCTCGTTCTTCGAGAATGAAATTGATATCCTTCACTGGTATCTCCCCAATAGCTTTTGCCCATGACCCTGGCTCTGATTGATCATCGATCGTGACCGTCTGGTTCCTAAAATTCATCCCGACCTCCTCTGACCCCTGCATGGCGATGACCCTATGACCCTGGCCCTATAGGGCCAGAGGGTCAGGGAGGGTCAAAATTCGCCCTGTTTTGCCCCTTTTTGACCCTGACCCTGATTTTGACCCTAGGGTCATTTAGGGTCACCGTTTTTGCGCAGCAGCATTGCGCTAGAATTGACCTCATCGATCATGATCCAGCCATGCTCAAACGCCTCGATGATCTCGCCCTGAATAAGCGCGCCGATCAGTTTGTCAGAGTAGGATGGGTTGACCATATTGCGCACTGTGCGCTCGGCATTGCCATCGGCTGTCAGCATATCCTTGAGCGCTGAGCGTGAGACATAGGGACTGCCTTCGCGTGTTTCGGCTCCTCCGGCCCACCAGGCGCGTTCCCAAGTCTTTCGGTGTCCATCTAGCTTGGACTCCTTCTGAGGCGCTACGGGAGCCTCCTCGATCGCGAGGACGGCACTGCAGACCTGTTCGCCATCCTCATCCATCCAGCCCTTGATTGGCACGATGTTGAGGTTGGCATAGATCGGCTGGGCTTCTTCGGCATCTTTCGACTTGCGCTGGACGATCTGCATGGGCTGATCGCCTTTTGCTGGCACGATGCTGATTTCAATTTCGAGCGCGCCTTTCCATGCTGATGAGCCACGCGCACGATGCTGGGCTTCTTCTGAGACACCAGTATGGTGGACCAACAAGACGCTGCACTCAAACTCACGCATCAACCCAGCGCAGGCATCGATCATAGTCTTGGCATCCTGGGCGCTGTTTTCATCGCCAAGCAGGAAGCGGTGCAGCGTGTCGATTACGATCAGGCTGGGCTGTTTTGGCAGTGACCTGACGGCATCGAGGACGCGCTGATAGCCTTCTGGCGTATTGAGATCGCACCCAGCCTTGGAGAGCCACATATTGAGGTTCTTGGCCCCATGATGCTGCTTCCATGCAGCAACGCGGCTGCGCAGGCCGTGGTGGCCCTCACCGGCCAGATAAACGACCGTGCCAGCTTTGACCTTGTGACCGTTCCAGTCTGGCATAGCTGCGGCCATGTGCAGAGACCAGTCAAGGACAGCGAAGGTCTTGCCACCACCTGATGGACCGTGGACCATGATCAGGGCTTGTTCTTGGAGCCAGTGCTTCACCAGCCATTTGATGGGCGCTGGTTTGGTGCAGAAGTCGTCGGCCGGGACCAACCAGTCTGATGCTGGCGGCTGGAGCAGGATCTTGAGATCGTGTCCGGCTTGGACATAATCATTTGCGTCACCATCGATCGGCGGCATGACAACGCGTGCGCCATATTTGGCCGAGGCTTGATCGGCATATTTCTGGCCTGTGCCTGATGCGTCATTGTCGGCCACAATGACCAACTCCTGCATTTGTCCGTATTTCTCGCGGATCGATCCGGTTACGGGAACCAGATTGGACGCGGAATAGGCAACGATGCAAGGCCGATGCGTGATCTCGTGGATCGTGGCGGCAGTGGCGAAACCTTCGGCAATGTAGATTGTTCCAGGCTCATCGGTTGTGCCGACCATCCAGAAGCAGCCGCCAGTCTGACCGCCTGCGTGGTAAAGTTTGCCACCTTCCTGATCGATATACTGGATCGATGCCAGCTTTCCTTCTGGCGTAAAGAGCGGAGCCATCAAGCGGCCATCGCTGGTGATGCGAGTTCCGTGCGCTCCAACGCCCTTGCGCGCCAGATATGGGTGATCTGGACTGGCTCCCATGCCGTTTGACCAGATGATCTCGGCAGTATCGGCCACTGCTTCGCGCTGGCGTTTTAGTTCATCGTCGCGGATCTTGATGGCTTCGGAAAGCCTGCGCGCATGAATGATCTGCTCTGCATCAGTCAGCTGGCGACCAACATCCGCGCGCCATGTGACTTCGA